AGGAAATTTAATTTTTGATTCTTTAGTTGGTTTTCAGTGGTTCTTTATCGTCAATATTTTTTGTTGGCGTCATAAAGAAAACCATGTTTTACGTAGATATAAGAGTGCAACAATGCTTATAGCGCGTAAGAACAGTAAACGCTTCGCTGTTCTAAAATCGGATAAAATCGGTGAAAACCTTTTTTAAAGAAGACACCGAGGTAAGTTAAAAAGATTGCGAAAGGCTTTTTAATACCGTAGAGCATAGAGATTGAATAAATATAATATCTCCACGAGTACCCGACAAGCAATGTAGCTTGAAAATGTATGCCAATCTAAGTTGGAATTGACCAACTGATGAAAATGAGGGTGACCTCTAGAGCATGAGATAAAAAGCTCATGGACAATCACAAAATGAAAACATTTCTATCGGCTTTAATTTTTATTCTTTTAATGTTACTTGATCCAAAATATTCACAATTCTATTCAGTTGCGCCCGATCGAGAACTTTCAAGCATGTTAAAGAATCAAATGGATATTTTGATTGATTCTTCTCCACAAATAAGAAAATATTTTGTTATAAATGCTAAAAAAATTGTTTGCATTCCTAAAAAAAGTAGTTATGAACCGCTTGCGAATGCGAACAACCGACTAGATGGTCGTGAACCAAACGTTTTCTTATGTGATGAAACGGGTGCATTACCTAATAACTACCCACTTGAAGCGATGCGATCAGGTCAACAGCTTGTAGCAAACCCTTTAGGTATTGTTATTTCAACTGCTTATCCAACTTTGGAAAATCCAATGACCGAAGAAGTTCAGATTGCGGAAGACAAAATTTCAAAAGAAGATTTATACGATCCAACTTATTTTGCGATGATTTATCGTCCAGATGAACCTAAAAAATGGGCTGATGACGAAACAGAATGTTTAAAAGTTAATCCTATGGCTCAAGAAATTGATGTTGTTAAGGATTCTGTTTTAAAAGCATGGAAAAACGCTATCTTATATGAAAGCAAACGCCCTAATTTCTTAACGAAAATCATGAATATCTTTATTGATGGTGAAGCTGGAGAACAATTTATCAGCGAATCAGAGATTAGTGGTTGTGAACTTCGTGAAGATTATGACTGGAACGGTGCAGAGGTTATGGTTGGGCTTGATTTTGCTCAATCTAATGATAACTTTGGTGTCGCAATGGTTGCTTTTGATGAAGATCATAACAAATTTGTGGCAAAATCGTGGAGTTTCTATCCATCTGAAAAAGAAAAGGCTAAATCTAAGGCTGAACGTGTTGATTATGCTGATTTAACAGCAAAAGGTTGGGCTATTTCAACAGAAGGTCCAACAGTTGATTATGGTGAGGTTGAACGTTTTGTTATGGATTTAGAGGATAAATATGGCGTTACTATTAAACAAATTGGTTACGATAAGTGGAATGCGATGAGTTCTGCCGCTAAATTCGAAACCGAAGGTGGTTATGAATGTATTGACGTTCCTCAAAACGCTAGAGGTATTTATCCTGCAACTAAATTATTACGAGAATCAATTGAAAATGATTCTTTTGCATTTGATCCAAATGATTTTTATAAACAAAATTTCTTAAATGCAAAAATGGTTACAAATTCAAACTTATCATATTATTTAAACAAGAAAAAATCATCAGGTAAAATTGATATGGTTGCTGCTACCGTTGATGCAATGGCATTGTGGCAACAAGATAAGATTGAATACTTGATGAGTGGAGATATGAATATCGAAATTATTTAAAAAAGAAGGTGATTCAAACGGCAAAGGAAAAACAGGGTGTCATTAAAAGCTTAGTTAATCAATTTATTCCAATGTTTAATAATGACACTCCAGCTAGTAATAAAAGTCCGATTTTAGTAAACACTTCTAATTACAGCCCAGAACTCGATGCGACGGGGCAAGATATTGAGATAGACGAAAATACCGTCATGGGTATTCCAGCCTTTAAATCAGCCATGGACCTTATTGTAGGGACAGTTGGTTCGTTACCAATTGAATTATTTCAACCCGACACAGGTAGTGTCCCTAAAAAGATTGCGGATGATTATAGATTACAACTTTTGAATAACGAAGCAAACGCTCAAATGAGTTCTTATAATTTAAAACGAAAAATTGTTAAAGATCTCCTATTATACGGACAAAGCTTAACATATATTGAGAGATCAAGCAATGATGATCCTAATCAAGTCACTTCTTTATATCCATTAAACACAAAAGATATCACGATTAATGTTTATACAGCTAATGGGTATAGTTATTATCCAGAAGTCGTTTATACAACAAATGCTGGTATTTTTAATTATGACAATGAAAATTTAATTAATATTTTAGGTGATTCGGACGATGGAATTATTGGTCAAGGCGTTATTGAAAAGAATGCTGATACTTTACGACTAGCTATCAACCAAAGAAATTTTGAAAAGAATTTGTTAGGTAACGGAGCTATTCCAGCATCTACTTTAACATCTGATAAAAAAGTAACTAACGAAGTTATGAGTAGATTGAAAAGTCAATTCTCAAGTCTTTATTCAGGGCCTAAGAATGTTGGTAAAACCGTTATTCTTGAAAATGGGATGGTTTACAAACAACTTTCAACTAACCCAGATAACTTGCAATTAAGTGATAGTAAAACCGCAATGCTTGGGGAAATTGCTCGAATGTTTAATATTCCAGAAACATTAATTAACGCTTCTGCGAATAAATATAATTCTAACGAACAAAATAACATTCAGTTCTTCCAGTATTGTTTACGTCCAATTTTAACTTCGGTTGAATCTGCTTTAGATCAATCTTTGTTATTGGAATCAGAAAAAGCAGAAGGGTATGCATTTAAGTTTAATACCGATTCAGTATTTCAAAATACTTTGCAAGATAAAGTCACAGCAATTGGTACATTGTTTAATCAAGGACTTATGTCTTATGAGGAAGCACGTCATCAATTCAAATTACCAAATCTTGTTTCAGAAGACTTTATCAAACTTACTTTAGGTGCTGTTATTTTCTATCCTAAGACAGGTCAAATGATTGTTCCTAACACTTATGGTAATGAACAACAATCAAGTGATGAAGACACTACACAAACGTCTCCAAACGGAGCAACGATTCCAGTAGCAACTTCCACTAACAAAACCTCTCAAGTTAACGCTGAAAATCAGATTCAAAGCCATGTTAAAAAGGCACAGAATAATCTGACTGGAGGTGGTAAGAGTGGTTAAGGAAAACAAAAATTTAGAAATTAGAGCCATGAATTTTGATAGTTCAAACCTTAATTTTGATGATAATAATATGCATGTTTCAGGATTGGTTAACAAAGCCGGTTCTAAAAGTCAAGTTATTTCAGAAGATGGGATTGAATTTTATGAAACTATTAATCCACAGGCATTTATTGACGCAGTAAATCAAACAGATCATCCGATTGATTTCTATGAGGAACATGATCCGAGTTTATTGTTAGCAACAACTGATAACGGTTCTTTGGCATTAAATGCTGATCCAACTGGTTTAAGTATGGAAGCAACCATGGTTGATACACAAGTTGCACGAGATGCTTATCAATGGATTAAAACAGGAATTATTAAAGGAATGAGTTTTGGTTTTATCGTTCTTGATGATTCTTGGGATTATAGTGGAGAAATTCCTTTTAGAACAGTCAATGCAATTGAATTGTATGAAGTTTCGGCTGTTAGATTTCCTGCATATTTAGCTTCTGATATTGAAGCTCGAGGAATTAAGAATCTAAAAGAATTTAAGAAACGTGGTTTTGATGCAATTTCTAATGTAAAATTAAAGAAGGAGGAAAGAAATTTGGACTTAAGTAAAATTTCAGATGAAGATTTGAAAAAGGAATTTGAAAAACGTTCTTTAGGTCAAGATGAAGATAAGGACGATAAAGAAAAGGAAACACGGGCTTGCAAGAGCAAGGAAGCTCGTGATGATTCAGGTTTGAGTTTAGATGATGCAAGCACTTTAATCTCGTCTGTATTTGGCGATAATTTTGCAGACAATCTTGTTAGTCAAATTATTGACAATTTTAATACTCAATTGGGTGACTTTTTGAATGGTTCAATTGATGATGGTAGTGATGATGATGAAGATCGTGCTTCCAAACAATTCAACATTATTCCTGTAAAACCAAAACAAACTCGTGATGATTCAGATGACGGTGATGATCAACAATTAGAAACGGAT